ATATTCTAAATTATTATATGCCATTACTATTGTTCCTGTCATGGCTAAACAGATTGTTAAAATATATCCTTTCATTATGCTTCCCTATCTATGTCCCATTTGACTATGTTCTGACCTTTCATTGAAGGTCTATTTTTCCAAAACTTCCATTGTTCTTGTTCTGTTCTCCATTCGAATAACCATGGAGCATTGTCTCTTTCTGCATCTAAAAAGATTGCATTTGTAAACGCTAGTGGTATGAGTATAGCTGCATGAACTATAATACTGATAACTGTGTTATAACCTAACCAACCCATGTAATAAGTTGCAACAAATCCAAAATACACTGACCACATTGTAAACAATACTAACATAAAGTATGTTTGTAAACTAGGGTCAGGAATATTTTTAAGTGGATTATACTTAGCATTCATTACTAATCGCCAACTATCTACAATGAACAATGTTGTTCTTCTATATAAATTTGGTTTATTCATTAATCTAACCTCGAAATATTATCTTCTTTTACTATTTCTATTTTTTCTAAGAGTGGGTGAGTCCAACCATGAGATACTAAATATGTATTTAGGTTTTCTTCTTTGAGTAAAACTTCCACTACTTTTTCTTTACCTTGCTCATCTAAGGCTTGATTAACCTCATCTAAGAAAAGTACATTAATTTGACTTCTACTAATTGAAGCCATAAGTTTTCGGATTGCAACTAATGTCGCAATATTTACTCTTGCTAGTTCTCCACTAGAGAGCGCAAGAATATCTATAATGTTTCCATTATCAGAGACTTCTACATTTAGCTTATCATTTGTTACTACAAAATTTATAGCGAACCTACCATCACTAAATTCTGCTAGGTAGTCGTTTGTTAATAATTCTAGCTCTTTTACTAAACTTTCTATTTTGTAGGCAAGGAGTCCGTTTGTAGAAAATGCTTTTTTAAGCGTTTCAAGTGACGCCAAGTGTTCTTCTTGACCTGATAATTCAGATTCAAGGATATCAAGTTGGCTTTGAAATTCGCTAGTCTGTTCCAGTATAATTCCAATTCTGGTGTTATGTCTTTCTCGTCTTTCATTTTCATCAATTACCTCTTGAAGAGCCGATTTAGCATTGGCAATGTTTTCACGAAGTTCACTAACCTTTGCCTGTAATTCACTTTCATTGAGGATTGATGTAGTGAGTTCATGGTCGATACTCCTGTAGAGGTCTTCCCAATCTTCGATTTCTCGCTTTGCTGTCCTATGTACCGCATTTGATTTCTCCAACTCTGTGAGTTTATCCTGTGCATCTTTTGCGAATTTTTTACAGTTTTCTACTCTTTCGCTATGCTCTTTCACCATATTAGATACAAAAGATTGGTCTATCTCACCCTCACAAGTAGGACAAGTTGCATCTTTTATACCCGCTAGGGCTTCGTATTTACTTAACATAGATTGCTCGTGAGTTTGTTCTGATTTCCATGTAGCAATAGAAGATACTAAATCTCTAGTACTTTTCTCTTCTGGGTTTTCTGCTAATAGTCTTTTGTACTCATGTAAATCTATATTATTTAACTGTTTCTTCAGTTCATTATTAGTATTTATTTTTTTGTTCTTTTCGGAGATATTTTCAAGTTCTATTAATAGAGAACGTAAAGATTTCTCATCATCTTCCGAGTAAAATGGTAAATCCATTTTTGAAAGTATGGAACTATCTTCGAGAAAATTGTCTTCTAACCATTTTGACACTGTTGCAATTTTTGCATTGATAGTTGTAATTTCACTAGAAGATACACGTACAGCTTCTTTAAATGTTTCAAAGAACGCAACATACTCATCAAGTTTTAATAAGTCAATTAAAAACTTTTTACGGTTTGTGTCAGTAGCAGTTAAAAACTGTAGAGACGCATTTGTATTTTGATATACTAACTGTGAAAAAGTTTTAAAGTCAATGCCAAGAATATCCCCCAAAGTCTTATAGGTATTCGAAGCTGTGTGAGAACTTATATCTTCTCCATTCTTTGTTAACTTGCATTTGAGTGTGCTACGCCGTATAACAGTAATGTTATATATGTCAGCGTCCACAGTAAAGTCAAGACTAATATCATATCCCTTGTTAACATATCTATTTGCTATATCCGCTTTCTTTACATTCTTACTATTTTTATTGAATAGTATTTCTTCCAATATTAAAGGAATAGATGACTTTCCAACACCATTTGTTCCAACTAATTGTGTGAGTGTGTCTTTTGATAAGTCCAACTCATTGTTTTCGCCATACGAAAAGCAATTATCCCATTTCAGTTTTTGTAGAATAATCATTAAAAACTCCCATTAATTTTCTTACTTTTGCATCATCAAGAGATAATATCTCTTTCAGATATATTCCTAACTCATCCGAGATAGTCATTTCACTACTTAAATTAAGAGTAGCTTCTGTCTCTCTGCGAACAACTTTCTTGTCAAGTAAATCAGAGTTTTTAACTTTTGCCAAATCTTGCATATCTCCTGTAACTTCGTAAATAGTGTGATGAAAATCTGTTTGTACCATTTCTTCAGCACTCTCTACAGTCTTACGAAGAAGCTGTGGAAGGTCAAAATTATGCCATGTCCATTCCCAATGATTACTAGGGTCAATAATTAAATACCCCGTTTGGACTTCGTTTCTATGAAAAGATGTTGTCATTGGACTTCCTGGGTACACAATATTTCTTTGAGTATTCTCGTGAGCATGTAAGTCACCAGCAAATACGACATCAAACTTGTCAAATCTCTCTAATTCTACTTCTGGTACTACATGAGGTGGTATTTCTCCACGCACATGAGTAAATAAGACATCTGCATTGATGCCTTCTATATGATTCTTTTTATGCAAATCAGCATATGGTAGAATCGCCCAATCATCCTCATAATATGTTTCAGTAATTACTTCTACTAAAGGATTTATGTCTTTTGTGGCACGAATCAAATTACTAAAAAATGTATGATTCTTTTTAGTTGCTTCGTGATTTCCGTCATAGATAATTGTTCTTACTTTTTGTTTTGCTACAAAGTCAAAGTAAAGAGTAAGTTCATCCATGCTGGGGACTCGGTCAAACAAGTCCCCACCAATGATATGAAGTGTAACTCCGTGGTTATCTATAGCTTCTTGCACTTGCTCATAGAACATCTGATATCTAGTACACGCCCATGAGGTGGGTACATTCTTTTGTCCTAATTTAATATGCCAATCTGCTGTAAATAAAATCATCCTACGAAATCTTCTCCTGGTTGCCATTCACAACCTGTTAGTCCACCTGCTTTGATGCCTTGTAAAGTTCTAAGAACTTCATTTGCATTTCTGCCTGTGTCTAGTGCGTTTACTGATACATGCTGTACTACATCATTTCTATCAATAATGTAAGTTGCTCTGTAACATACACCTGCTTCTTCATCTACTATTCCTAGATCTTCTGCAAGTCTTAGGCCGCAGTCGGCAGCTAGTGAATGTTTAATATCTCTTATAAGTTCGTTATCTTTTTTCCAAGCCAACTTACAAAACTCATTATCACCACTAATACCGATTACATTAGCCTCACTTACTAACATATCCATTCCCGCAATTTCTGTTGGGCATATGAAAGTAAAATCTTTAGGATAGAAGTAGATTACTGTATAATCATGCTTTAACGGGTCGTAGTGTTCTGTTACAGAAACTTCTACAAACTCATTATTAGCATTAACACCCTGCAAAGTAAATGCAGGAAACTTCTCGCCTACCCCAATCATGATACGTCAAACTCCTCTGAGACTTCCTCAGGTGTTTCACTACCTGAATCGTTCACTCTTCTTAAGAGTTCTAACTGTGCATCAGCAGTTGGTCTTGGAAGAACATCATCCATTGACTTTAAGTTAGCCGTTAAATCTTTCTCCCAGTCCTCTAGTTCTCTTGGTTTGCATTTAAGAACTTGTAATTGATATTCAACATTAAATACCTGTGGGCCAGTCTTCTTTCTTTTGAAGTGGATGTCATATCCTGTTACTGGGTCTGTTGGGTCACCCAACTCTTCCATAGCTACTAATACTTGGTCGAATAGTTTTCTTTTCAGATTAAGAACTTTTACACTTTTATCAGCGTAGTCAATGCATTGAACGGCATAAGACCATCCACATTTTAAGTCTGGGTAAAAGTCACGAACATGGTCATGTTCTTTGTTATTAAAGGTTTCGGTATTTCTATCAAATGATAAACACTCCATAGGAATATTCTTACCGTTTTCGCCCTTAATCCAATAGACATATCTAGGTAGTAAGTCACCAACAAGTCTTACATGATGGTCTTCTTTACCTGCATAGTTATAAGTTTCGATCTTCTCTTTTTGAGCTGATCCTTTAGTTTGATTGAATCCAATCGCCATATTTTTCTCCGTTTGTCTCCTCAAATAAAAAGTGTACCCGTCCATCTTTTAATTCAAGCAGTCTGTTATTATTAATTATATCATCTGATATTGGACACATCAGATAATCTAGTGTGGTGTCTTTTGTATTAACATAGTCGTGATAGTTACGAAATGATGCTACACCTGCATATTCCACAACTTCTCTATCACTCAATGCTCGTCCTCGTTCAAGTAAATCTTTCGGGTTAAGAAGATATGACTTGCCTCCGAACTTATACTTGTAAAACTTA